CCTTGAGAGCTTCAACAGCCCGGCGCTCGTGCTAAAGATCGGGGATGACATTATTAAAATGCCCGTGGATTGGCAGATCCTAATTGGCGAACCAGATCTTGGAGACTTAGAAGTTGTTCCGCTGACTAGCATCAATGACCGTGGATTCAGTGTATTTTGTTTTAACCCATTGGCATCGTTCCGCCCTGAATTTAAGTCAGTTGAAGTAGTTGACATTTACCAAGACGTAAAGTGGTTCTTTCCGAAACTGAAGCCAGGCCAAATGCTGGCGGTTCCGCTTGAAGAAAACAAAAAGAATCCGTTATGCGTATTTTTTGTCAAGGACATTTCGCGCCAAAGCGAGGTCGTAGATTATTCTAAGAGTTGGTGATGTCAGCAAACGGCATTCATAAATTACATCCAAATTACGTCCCGGTGCCTCCAGGTTCCTGGGAGTCTTGGTTTGCCTGGCACCCTGTTAAGCAACGAATCTGGCCTGCCCGCTATGTCAGGGGTCAATCCTATCCCATAGACGAGTGGGAAAAATTGGCAAAGGAATCTACTTTTAGGCGATGTTGGCTAAAGCAAATCTATCGCCGTCGCACTAACGATTTTGGGTTTTACACGGAGTGGGAATATGCCTTCAATGATTTCGACCTGATAAAGGGCATAGATAAATACTAGCATGATGCAATTAATTCAACGATGGAAATCTCTACAGGTTAGATTAACCGTCTTTACCGCAATAATCCTCATGCTTGACGATTGGGTGTTCGCCTTGTATATCGACCATATTCTTCCTATTGCATCCAGTACGCATAGCCAGATTATGCTAGTAACCGGATTACTTACTATTATGTCAACGGGGATGCTTTGGTGGCTAATAAGTGCTAACCTTGCGCCACTCAGAGATGCAGCAAAAAAATTGGCACATACGAATAAGACTCTACTGCCACTGGTTCCGCTGCCAATCGTTAAAATGGATGAAGTAGGGCAATTAATTCAGGGAATCAATGATCTGATTCAAACAGTTGGGGACCGTGAGGTAATTCTCCTCGAGCAAGATCGACTTTTGGTCGAATCGCAGCGCATTGCGGGTCTTGGTAGTTATGAATTAGATATCGAATCTAATATCTGGATTGGCTCAGAGACACTGAATAATTTATGTGGAATAGATAATGTTGCCCACCCTTTCAAATTGTGGGAAAATATCATACATCCTGACGATCGAGATATAATGATTACCTATTTTGCTGAGGCTGTTATTGGCAAAAGAGAACCGTTTGACAAAATATTCTGTATTATCAGACAGAGCGATAAAGAGGTTCGCTGGGTTCATGGATTAGGAAGGCTAGAACTTAACGCAGACCAAAAATTATCCCGAATGATCGGAACAATCCAAGATATTACCGATCGCCATAATGTTGAGGTAACACTAGGAAGAACAGAAGAAAAAATTATCAAACTTGCCTTTTACGACTACTTAACTCAAATCCCTAATCGCCGCCTTTTCATTGACAAATTAGAACCAGTTCGCGCAGCATGTCTTCGTAACGGCCACTACGGGGCAATTGCATTTCTGGATCTTGACAATTTTAAAACAATTAATGATACTGCAGGACATAACATCGGCGACGTACTTTTGCAACAGGTCGCGCGCCGGATTGTTGACTGTACCCGCCCAAGCGATACAGTGGCTAGGTTAGGCGGAGACGAGTTTGTAATTTTAATCACTGATTTAGATGGAGTTAAGTCACATGCGGCGCAACAAGCCGAAATAGTTTGTGAGAAAATTCGTATTGCGTTAGCAGGTCCCTATATGATAGATGGCATAGATTATATTAGTACGCCAAGCATTGGCATTACTCTTTTTAATGATAATATTATCCCAGTGACTGATTTGCTTAAGAGAGCAGACTTGGCTATGTATCAAGCTAAATCATCTGGTAAAAATACTATACGTTTCTTTGATCCCGACATGCAGCTGGCGGTCGAAACAAGAAATGAGCTATTGACTGATTTTAAGCATGGTATCGAGCAAAAACAATTTGTGCTCTATTATCAGCCGCAGATTAATTCACAGGGCAAAATGACGGGGTGTGAGGCATTGGTACGATGGCAGCACCCAACGCGAGGCACGATTCCTCCGTTATCGTTTATTCCGCTTGCTGAAGAAACTGGATTAATTATTCCACTTGGGCAATGGATTTTTCAATCTGCCTGCGAGCAACAGGCCGCATGGAGATACATTTCAGAATTAAAAGATCTGACGATAGCTGTAAATATGAGCATAAAGCAATTTAATCACCCCGAGTTTATAGACTGTGTTCAAAATATATTGACAAGTACTGGGGCTGATCCAACTAAGATTGAGCTCGAGATAACTGAAAGTTTTTTGGTTTCTGATGTCGATGACTTGGTTGATAAAATGAGTATCTTACGCAATCTAGGTATTGAATTCTCGGTGGATGATTTTGGTACAGGCTATTCGTCGCTTGCATATTTGCGCCATTTGCCTCTTTCCAAATTAAAAATTGATGCGTCTTTTGTGCGCGACATATTGACACAGCCAGAGGACTTAACAATTTTAAAAATAATTGTGTCGTTAGGTACGAGCCTCGGATTATCCGTTGTTGCAGAGGGAGTCGAAACCGAGCAGCAATGCGCCGTGCTTGCTAACAACGGATGTAATATCTATCAGGGATATCTGTTTAGTCGTCCGTTGCCCGCCAATGAATTAGCCCACTACGCGAAAAATAATCTTACCAAATAGGTTGAGTTGCTTACCTTCCTGTGCTATAATGATGTATGAGTGAAAAACTTTCAATTAAGTCTGAAATGGCTGCATTAGATTCAAAAAACCGTGGCTTCTACGATAGCTTAACCGACGATGAGAAGAAAAAGTTCGCAACATTCTTAATGATTCGGTATGGCTCTTGCGTTAGCGGCAGTGCCGATATGCAAGCGTATTACTTACAATCAACAAACCTAAAACTAAACCGGAATTTCTTTGCCATACCGAAAAGGCACGATAAGCTAAATTGGTTAGCAGTTACGACTATTTCTCCTGGCATGGGCAACCAATTCCATTCCTGGATTTCGTCTAAGAAGAAAGAGAGCACTAGTAAAGTCACTAAATTTCTACAGGGCATTTATCCTCACGCAAAAATGGATGACATCGCATTAATGATAGAACTCAATGATGCTAAGGTGTGGAAAACTCTTGCTGAATCAATGGGATGGACTAAGGAACAGATTAAGAAAGAACTAGGGTAACATGGAAACAAAGGCAACCTGCAAATATTGCGCCAAATCTTTCCGGCAAGAGAAAACGCTTGCGGCTCATCTATGTGAGCCAAAACGCCGGTGGCAACAAGAAAAAGAAGTCGGAGTTCAGTTGGGCCTTCAATCGTACTTAAAATTCTACGAGATGACACAGGGCAGCGCAAAAACAAAGTCCTATAAGGAGTTCGTCGAATCCCCGTATTACTCTGCGTTCGTTAAATTTGGGCAGTACCTAGTTCAAATTCGCGCAATCAATACCGCAGCATTCACTGAGTGGATTATTAAGGCCAATAAGAAGTTGGACCAATGGACCAAAGAAGCCTTCTATGACGAGTATCTGCACGAATATTTGCGTAGAGAGCACCCAAATGATGCATTAGACCGAACGTTTGCCGAGATGCAAAAGTGGGCCGACGACAGCAGCAAGCCATTCAACGTTATCTTTACTGAGGGAGCATCAAACAAAATATGCAACATGCTAGTCAACGGGCGCATTAGTCCGTGGATTCTTTTCAATTGTGATGCCGGCGTAAAGTTTTTAACCACGCTGAATAATGAGCAGGTCACCCTAATCTATAAATGGATTGACCCAGACTTTTGGGCACGAAAATTTAAGGATCACGTTGCCGACACCGAGTTCATAAAGACTGTATTGCTAGAGGCCAAGGTATGATGAAAGTTACTGTGCCGCTTTCCAATGGGAGCCCAGTGGTTGAGACCATTATGGCAAAGGCTATGATTTTCAATGCGTGGTGCAATGCTAATAACTTAGCATATGGCAGAGATTTTACTTGGCTAGTAAGCAACGAAAAATATACATTGACCTTTGTTTTCTTTGATCACTGCGAAAGCATGGCTACTCTGTTCGCGCTGAGGTGGGCATGAGGGATTATGAAATAAGAGTTAGTGTGCCAGAGCCGGAGCATATTTACCTCTCGGTATTTTGTAATTTCATTGCTACTGTACCGAGGCGGGCATATGATCAGCCGCAAGCGGAGACCCGGATGCTGATTCGCAAGGAGTTGGCCAAGTTAAGCGGTAACATCGTCTATATTCCGCATCCGACAGGAACTGACGTTGTATTATACTTTGCAACCGGAGCAGACTACACAATGTGGCTGCTAAAGTTCTCATAATATGAGCCAAGACCATATAGATTTATTCCAGAAATATCTTAATTCTGTTACCTTAGTAGATGCACAAGAGAATAAAGAAGTGAAATATAAATTTGAACACAACGTAATAATTGATCGCTATGGATCAACAATTGAGATTAAGAAAAATTTTTACACTGAGATTCAAATCTGGCCACATGATAACATTGGCGAATCGGGCGTAGTTTGGGAAGATGCCCTGTGCAGTGGCGGCTTTGTTTTTAGTTTTCGTGACGCAAAAGATGCAACGTTCTTCGCACTTAAATGGGGTAACAGATGAGCAATAATGTTGAGATGCCCTTTCTTTATGAGACAGTCAATGGGCGACATAAATTTATACAGGACACAATTGATGTTAGCCTGCCCGAAAATACCAAATCTAAAATGGAGCAGTGGGCAATTGACAACGACGTTAATATGATATTCATTTGCACTTATGTCGACCCTAGCTCAGATGCGTATCGTATCCAATGGCAGATTAGAGACGACAAAGATAAATCAATATTTTTACTAAGGTGGAGTTAATGGCAAAATTCAAAGGTGACATCGATATTGACTTTGCAGATCGCGACGCAGCTCTTGCACACCTAAAGCATGTGTCTGCGAGTATGACCCGCACAGATGACAAAATGTCAAAACACGCCACTGGCGTGTACTTTGCGAACATACCACATTCTGTAAAGGGCTTGGCGACAATTGACTATAAGCAAGCAGAGGAACGTGGTTACTTCAAAGTTGACATGCTCAACGTGTCCGTATATGAGCAAGTCAAATCTGAGGAACACCTGGTCCAGCTAATGACCACTGAGCCGCCGTGGCATAAACTTAGAGACCAAGTATTTTGCGGAAAGCTAATTCACATTGGCAATTATTATTGGGCTATCAATTCGTTGCCCGAGCCAATTGACTCGATACCGAGACTCGCAATGTTGTTGGCTATGATCCGCCCAGGCAAGAAGCATTTGATTGGCAAACCATGGAAAGAAGTAGCAGCAACAATTTGGGATAAGACAGACGATGGGTACAGTTTCAAAAAGTCTCACGCCGTCGCCTATGCAACATTGGTGGTAGTCAACATGAATCTTCTCGACCATGGAAGTTGATTTCTATCTTAGGGAAACCTACCCTCTGCGATGGTCTAGGGTGCTTCGTCATCTAAAGCTCGAGAGTGGGCTAAAGTTGTTTGATGAAAAATTCGACCAATGGCTATTTGACATCTGGCAAATTAAGATCCATTATGCGCCGGACAACGGCTCAAGAGCATGGGTTGGAATGTCCATGCCAGATGAAACTTACTCAATGATAATCTTAAAATACGGAAATACAAATGATAATTGATTTCGATGAATCTTATACTGATCTAGCAAACATGGATTCCTACACCCGAGCATGGTATTGGTCCAGTACTCTCGAAAGCCTTAGAAAATTATACAGCATTGACCGAGAGTATAAAGATTTTGCGAAGTATCTAAATGATGAGTGGGGAATAGTTTTCATTATTCGTAACGGCGGAATCTTCGGAGTAGATATTAAGGATAGCTGCCTAACTGGACTTTTGCTTAAATTTCCAAGCCCAGTCGACCGGGGTATTCGCCGCAGCGCCCGAATAAACTAGGGAATACGTCGAATAAGGGTAATGGATCTACGCTTGCTACGCTTTAGCGCGATTTCTTTTAGGCTTAAATAAGGGCCCATCTTAATTTCAACTTCTTTGGAATTAAACGTCTTTAACGTAGGGCGAAACACAGCCCATTCTTGCTTCAAAAACACGTTGATCGGAACTAACCGATTGCTTTCAAAATACCAAACATCAGCCAATTGTAAAAAAGTTAGCTTTTGCTCTTCTGACTTCAAAAAGCCATAATCGTAAATAGTAGTGATTACATCATCGACGTTTTGAATAACGCCAATATAATCCGTGCCGCCATACGTCAGAAAAGACAAAAAGGGAAACTTGCCCAATATTTCTTTGATTTCGTCTTCAGTCATCGGTATGCCTTATTTTATCCACTTATTATTTAGTTCCGAATTTTTATTGGCTGGAGAAATGATAAATATTATTATGCAAACTTTAATAAGCTACTTCTATCCAAACGCCGTAGTGGTCCAATTAAACATTGACCCTGCACTTACATTGAGGAATAAAACCGTGTTTCAACGAACAGTAAAGATCTACAAGGGAATCGATAACGTCATTCGTTTCACCTTCAAAAACGTCGACCAAAAGCCGGTAAACATCACTGGACTTACAGTCAACTTCAACATGCTATCGGATGAAGAGGGAGCAGTCGTTATCTCCAAAGGAGTGACGGTTGCCAATGCCAATATTGGGGTTGTCACTGCTACGCTGACTAGCTTGGATTTGCAAGATTTGAACGAGGAATTCTACAATTACAGCCTCAGCGTTACTGACGCAAACGGATCAGAGCAAGTGGTGTACACAGACGATAATTATACGGCCCGGGGCGAAGTCCAGCTACTTTCGGGTCACTATCCGACGTTCCGCCCTAGCATCAACGTATCATTGCCATCGCCTGCAGGAAACGGTTATACCATCACTAGCTCAGTTACCTCAGACACCCCTACGCGCCAGCAGTCAGCCCATCATACTTCAGAATTCTACTTTGACACTTTTGTTGGCAACATAACGGTCCAGTCGACGTTAGACTCTTTGCCAACTAGCGGAAATGCCTCGTGGGCCAATATTACGACCATAACATATGCGTCTGTCCAATCTTCACCAACCTTTTACAACTGGGACGGCGTCTATACGGCAGTGCGATTTGTTGTGCATAACATCGAGGGAAATGTTACCAAAATCCTGTATCGCGCTTGACATTAACATCTCGTATCCTGTACAATACAGTATATGACCAACACGATCCAACAAGCAGTTCTTGATAATATACCGGGCAAGAAAAGATCCAACAGTAAAGGCTGGACTAGCTTCAATGCGGTCTGTTGTGCCCACAACGGCGAATCGGTAGACAAGCGCGGTCGCGGCGGTGTTATTACCAATCCGGACGGCGGAATAAGCTATTCGTGTTTCAATTGCCAGTTTAAAACCGGCTATGTTCCTGGCTACCCACTTAGTGGTAAATTTAAGAAATTGCTTCATTGGTTCGGCATAGATGAGCTAACCGTCTATAAGCTATCTATCGACGCATTGCGCGAAAAGGAACGGCAGGAACTTCTTGGTATCATAAAGGTAGAGCAACCAAAGGAAGAAATCAAGACTAGCTTCAAAAAGATTCCGCTGCCAAAGGAAGCCGTATCTTTTATGGGCCTACTTTCCTTTTATGAATTAACGCCCGAACATAGCTATCCAGAAGGATTTGTTAAGGCAGTCGAGTACATCGATAGCCGCAAAATTAACATGAGGAAGTACGATTTCTATTACTCTCCCATTACATCACATAAAATGGACAAGCGTGTTATTATTCCGTTTACCTGGAAAAATAAAATTATTGGATACACGGCTCGATCTTTTGTAGATGGCGTTCTCCCCAAGTATCATACGCAAGTAGATTCGGGCTATGTGTTTAATTTCGATAAACAGCACGATGATTGGAAATGTGTAATTGTCTGTGAGGGAGTCTTTGATGCGATAAGTATTGATGGGGTCGCTGTAATGGGAGCAGAGATTACTAAGCAGCAAATCCACCTAATCGAGAGTTTAGATCGAGATATCATTGTAGTGCCGGACTGGAATAAGACAGGCGGCAAATTAATTGACATAGCAACAGAAAACCATTGGGCTGTGAGTTTTCCGGTGTGGGCCGAAACCTGTACTGATATCAATGAAGCTGTCGTAAAGTACGGAAAATTGTTTGTGCTCAAAACTATTTTAGACTCAGTTGAGCGATACAAACTACGGATCGAGCTACTAAGGAGAAAGTATGGCAAGCGATAAGCAATATACGATTGAGCTACAGAAGTTATTTCTGGAGATGATGCTCGGGCATCCAGAGAGCTATGTCAGAGTACAGAACATTTTTAACGCAGAAAACTTTGGGCGGTCATTACAAGAGCCAGCAGCTTTTCTAAGTGAACACGCAGACAAATACAAAAAAATGCCAACGATTGATCAGATCAATGCGGCATGTGGTAGCACGTTGAAAGCAGCACCAGGACTAACCGAAGAACATTATACTTGGTTCTTAGATGAATTTGAGGGCTTTAGTCGTCGCGCAGAATTAGAACGCGCAATTATGAAATCATCTAAATTGCTTGAAGAGGGCAATTTTTCTCCCGTTGAAAAGATTATTGTCGACGCAATTCGTATTGGCCTAGTTAAGGATATTGGCACAGACTACTTCAAAAATCCGCGCGAAAGGTTAATGGCAATTAAGGCAGGCAATGGACAAGCAAGCACTGGTTGGCCAGCATTAGATAAAGCATTGTACGGCGGGATGAACCGCGGCGAACTAAACATTTTTGCTGGTGGATCAGGATCAGGAAAATCGCTGTTCATGCAGAACATCAGCGTCAACTGGATAACCGCTGGACTCAATGGCATTTACTTAACGTTAGAGTTGAGTGAAGGGCTTTGCTGTATGCGTATCGATTCAATGATTGCAAATTGCAGCACAAAGGAAATCTTTAAGAACCTCGACGACGTAGAGCTTAAAGTTGGAATGGCACGAAAGAAGTCTGGGGCATTTCAAGTTAAGTATATGCCAGCACAGAGCAACGTTAACGACATTCGTGCGTACATCAAAGAGTTTCAAGTGCAGACGGGCGTTAAGCCAGATTTCTTAATGGTCGACTACTTAGATTTGCTGATGCCTGTTACTGCTAAGGTTAGTCCAAACGACCTGTTTGTTAAGGACAAGTATGTCAGCGAGGAATTGCGTAACCTGGCAAAGGAATTAAACATTCTGTTTATCACAGCATCACAGTTAAATCGTTCAGCAGTAGATGAAGTAGAGTTTGATCATAGCCATATTTCGGGTGGTATATCAAAGATCAATACAGCAGATAATGTGTTTGGTATTTTTACTTCCAGGGCAATGCGTGAGCGTGGCAAGTATCAACTTCAATTGCTCAAGACGCGTAGCAGCAGTGGCGTGGGAACAAAGGTTGACTTAGATTTCAACGTTGACAGCCTGCGTATTGTTGATGCCGGAACTAATGAAGACAGCGCGACGGCAACAGCTAGTGCCCACAGCATCTTGGGCAAGATTAAACCGAAATCAACTGTCACCGACGAGGTTAGCCCAATCAAAGCAGAACTTCA